CAGGTAGCAAAATATTTTGCCAAACGTCCGCCAAGAACACCAGCGCATTTGAAATTGTGTTTTGCAACCAATTCCAAAGCTCCATCAAAATCGGTTGGATCATCGCCCAAAATCCTGCCACCAAATCCCGGATCCCACCGAAGTTCGTTTGCCAGGCAGCCCAAAGTAAAGCAAGTGCGCCAATCACCAAAAGTACAGGAGCAATAATACCACTGAGGCTCAGGCCAACAGCGCCGAGGGCCGCGGATATTGTAGTAAATGCTGAAATAAGACCTGAAACGATCATAAGCAATGGCCCTATTGCGGCGACTACCGCCAAAACCACCACAACGATCTGCTGTATTGCTGGATCCAACTGATTGAACCAATTCACAAGCTGAGTGATCCATGTGACAACCTGACTAACTATTGGCAACAAAGTAGTACCAAGCGTAGCCATCAGATCACCTAGGCTTGCTTGCAAGATCCTCTGCTGATTTGCCAACCCCTCAGAAGTTCGAGCAAAATCTCCCTGGGCCAATGAAGATTGCTCCATAATTACAGCGTAGCGAGCAGTCAACTTTTGCGCCTCTGTCATTTCATCGCCAACAGCGATAAGGCCCATTTCGACAGCCTTTTCCTGAACAGCCGACTGAGATAGTTCGATGCCGAATTTTCGTAACGGTTCAATGGATCCGACCAACCCGGATTGTAATGATTGCAAAACTTCTTCCGGATTAGCGTTGTTGAATGATGCAAGATCTGCAGAAAGCTGAACGAGCCCCATTGACATTTCCGCAGAGGCATCAGGTATTACACCCAAAGATTGAAACAGGTTTCCGTAAGTACCAGCGGCCTCCAATGCGGCCTGCTGAGTTAGACCAAAAGCGGTTGCAGATGTTTCAGACCAATTAGTAATTTCCTCTGCGCTAGCACCAAAAACAACGTTGACCTTGCTCATGCTTTCTTCAAGATCACTTGCCGCGTCTACCGCAAGACCTCCTGCTATCGTCAAAGGGGCTGTAATGGCAAGGCTCATTTTCTGACCAACAGATCCAATCTTATTAGCTACGGCCTTCCATTTTTTTTCAAAGCTATCCGCCCTTTTCTTTGCACCATCAATCCCTCGATCATAATTGCTAGTATCGAGGGTAATTCTTGCTGTTAGTGCTGGATTAGCCGTGCCTGCCATTACACTATCCTTTTATGCCAAAGACCTCTCTGGCTCGTTGAATTGCAAACTTACGCTTTTGCTCTGGCGACATTTGCTCATATTCATCTTCCATTTCATCCTCTGCTTTGATCTTCGCAAACCTATTCAAAATGTGCTTGCTCAGATCTCGCATAAAGTCAATGGGATCCTTTTTCTTTGCTCGTTTAGGTTCGTTGGAATTGTGAATAGCAGTAACAATTGTAGCAGTTCTGTATTCGTCCTCATGCCAGTCAAACGGCTCCACAAGCGAGTATATGAACCATGATCGCCATTCTGGATAAGGCATTGATCTAATTTCAGATAAATCCTTACCCAACGCCAACCCTAGCCGATGGTCAAACAACCGGGTAGGGTTGTCAATCAGTTTTTTACTTCTTCCTCCAGTTTTTCGATGTTATCAACATCGGCCTGCATACCGGAGTGTTCGACAATTTTCTCAGCAATAAGACCAATCGCCTCACCGTTTTTGTCTCGCAGACTTTCAATGTCTTTCTGAGTAAAGATCTTCTTGCCTTTTTCATCGCAAAGCCCAACAGAACAAAGGTACGGATCATGTCCATAGATCTGCACCTGTGAAATCTCTTGATCTTTGCCGCGGCGGGATTGCTTCATCTTTGTTGATGCAAACTGCCGTTTCAGGTATTCATCTTGTTCTCTGCGAGTGAGGGTTCTAATTGAAACCTCCTGACCACCCCATCCAGGAATGTGGTCAGGAAGTTTGTACTGAATGACTGAAACGTCCTTCATATTCAAAATTTGTTCGCGGCTTAGGCTCATTGCCTCATCCTTTGTTTACGATCCCGGGTTACGAGAAAGTTGGTTCACCTGTGATCTTGATTGTCACGCTGACCGTTCCCTGACTTTCAAGGGCAAGGTCGGGCGGGAAATCTGTAATGACCCCTGCGAAAGCAATGGTCAAGACAGTATCTGGCAAGATCAACTTATAATTACGAACTTCATCATCCAGATAATGCGACAGTAGACCAGTACTCTCGTCATGTGTTGCATTTCCGGGTAACCAGTTCAATTCCAATGTAACTTCACCAGCATCACGCCAGCCAGCGATAAACTCACGAAAACCACCAGAGCTATCCTGATTTGTTACCTCAATCGTATCACGCTGGAACGATGGGGCGGTCATATCCCGAACTTCTGCTACTGTGGCAAAGTTCTCTGGAGTTGCACCATCACCAATTTGAAAAGAGGATCCATAAACCCAAAAAGCATTGCTCATGGCTTACCTCCCAACGCCAGCCGGAAGTCTGAGAACTGCAATCTCAACGGCGGCATTTTCAACGTCAATATTGATCTTCCCATCAGACTGTTGCCAGCCCTTTGAATTAGTTAGACCAACGCTAAAACGCGCAAAATCACCAGCCGCAAGAGAATATTCATCTATATCCTCAGTTCGGCCTTTTTCATCCACAACGGACGAAATAGTCACATAGTAAGGGGTTGCTCCATCGGTATTCTGTACCAAGATCAACTCCCTACCAGTACAAGCAAAATCGTTTCCATTCGCAACGTCACCTGCTGTCCAGGTAAAATCAGCCACACCAGCGGCAGGAACATCAAACGGAGATTCAATCTCTTGTACAGTAAGTGTAGTTCTAGCCATAAATCACCTACCTTGTCAGGTCGTCAAGAACAGCATTCCGATCTTTTGCCGGAACGTGTTTGAGTACGTGGAGGATCATATCGCCCTCTTTTTCCTCAAAGTGACCACACTCTTTGCAACAATGTGTCTTGATCTTGCCATGCCACATCCGTTCTTCAAAGTAATCGTCCTTCGAGGATTTAGCCTCAGCCATATTTATGGTAGTAGGCTCATCTGTACTCGTTTCTTCATCCTCTGCCGGTTCATCGGGCGGAGAAACAACATCTTCGGGAGTGATTGATGTTGCTTCCGCTAGCCCTTCTAAACCTGTGAGGGTTTTTTCATTGTCTTTTTTCTTTTTTGGCATACTTTTCTCCTATTGCTCATAAATGGCAAAGTCCATAATCTGAGCTTCGAGATCTGTATCAGTCTCTGAACTATCCAACCTGGAAAGTTGTGTTACGCCGGAGATCATTCTAGACCCCATTATGCCGCGATACTCAGAAATTTCAGCAGTCAAAGTGTCTGCCAGTATGTCTGCGCCTTTGAGCGTAGTAGCCCAACAGGTGAATTGCCATACATGGCGGATCAGATTTGAAAGCCCATCCTGTGTACGTTGGCGGGGTTCAGAGATCCGCGTAGCAACAAGGGCTGGAAAGTCAGGATTTGTCGGGAGTTTCTTCCGGTAAAACCGTAAAGTCAGATCATCGTTCTGGATCAATACGGTCACATTAGGAAACTTCCCAAGCCAAACCTCTAAGTCCTCAAAAAACGTTGCCATTAGAACCTGCCAATCATTTCCATAGCGAAAATTTTTGCCATTACCTTGATGATCCGTGGCTCATGATCGTAAACTGCCGGACGCAAAAATGGGTAAGCCTGAGATCTAACTGTACCATACTCCAGGTGCGGAGCATATTCAGCGCCAACTGTCACGTCAACAGATCCGGATCCATCGTCTTTGACTTCTGGTTTTTGCGTCTGGATCGAGTTGAACAAAAATCCTGTATCAATGTTAGGCTCATGATTGATCTTTGCCTGAGCTTCAACCACAGCCGCACCACCAGCGAGCATTTTCTCCGAAACTTCCGGGTAAAGACTGAGCGCCTTCGCCATTTCCTCATTGAAAACCTTAGCGTTAGTTTCTATGGTTGGTTTCAACGATTTTCTCCCGGATCAACAACTGTAAAGTCTACCAAAAGCGAGGAAACGCCCTCCTGGGGTGTCCCTACGATAGCAACGATCATTGGATCAATATTCTCGCCAAAACGTCTAACGATGCGAATACGATCCCGGGCCTCCAGATCTATGCCCAAAGGCAATCTGAGTTGTCCATCAATGGTAAAAATCTCCATATCGGACTTGTGCATTTCTTTTGCAGACTTGATATTCACGCCAACCGGAACCGGATCCTGACGTTCAGTCCAAGCTTTTATTTCCTCACCAGCATCAAACGACTGGTTGTAATCCTGGATGTACGCTAGATCCTGCATGTAAACTTCCTGCGTATTTCTCATGCGATCAAGTTCGGTTTGCTGAAATTCTCTCATTGAAAGCTCTCACTCTCAGTCGTGATCTTCGGGTAAATTTCCAGAGGAATTGTTGACGGAGATCTTCGGGCACGGTAATAGCGAACCTGTTTCATGTACTGTTCGTACTCATTGGATCTACTATAACTCGCGCCCTCAGCCGAAAAGTCAAAGTCCTGCGCTACAATGCTCGCCTTTTCCGACCAAATATCAGCGGCGGCGGCGTTCAGATCATACGTTGCAATCCAATCGTCATTATCTTCTTTTGTCGGTGGAGTAGTTGAAGTGTCCCAAGTATA